TGATTCAGTAGTCTCCAGCTCGGTATTCTTGCCCCTTCCAAAAATTCTTGGTCAGCTATTTCATTGCGAGAGGTTAAATTATCAGTAAGTTCAGACAATTCCAGATCTGTCATAAAATTCGCATCTAACAAAGTATTCGCTCTAGTCCGGCGAGACGAATCGAAGCGATTAAAGCGATTTATAGAATAATTGTTCATTTTTCATCCTCTAGACATTTGGATTTGATACCAAGTAGCAATCGTATTTCTCATTGCTTCTATCAATAACTTTAACTCAATTGCATTATTTTGAAAAGCTTCTTGTTCTGACAAAACATCAGAAACAGTATAGCTAATCAGCTTTTCTGCGGCGTCCCCTACGCTTTCGGCGCACAAGATTTGGTCTTTCGACTGGATCCACCACCGTGTTGGGTGGCCGTTTTGGTACATCATTACCCCGGGGGAGAACTGAACTAAGTTCCTTTTCTTCATTCCATACCTGTAAGAATTTAACCAAAATATTCGCAGTCTCAGGCCCTATTGTTTTAGATACGTGTTTGTTTATTTTCTTAAGATCATCTCTTGGAAATATTTTCCCTTGGGATTTTATGTCAATAAACTTTTTACTAATTTCTATATTAATCCTTTCCACTGTGATACCTGGCTAAAATTCTTTCTCCTAAAGTTCCCTCGCCGAGAACTTCTATTTCATAATGCCCGCCAGATCTATTGGCTAATAATTGCGCTAGAAATCGGGATCCGAATGGTAGCCCTTGGTTGGCTGGAGAAACAGCCTTGAAAAGTATTGAATTGTTAAAATCTTCATTTATTGAAAGAATTTCTATATGAATTTCAGGCTGTTTTCTGCTTTCATTTGAAGTTAGTATTATCATAAAAAGAGCCATCTCTTTTGAGAGCTTGGATGGGTCCGCTGATTTTGATAGTTTCATTACTTTCATCTGTAACTAATTTCCCTAGATAGGCAATCCACATAGAATCAGCTTCATTATCGGTAAGTTCCCAGTCTGGGCAAAACCGATTATTAGCAGATTCTATCATTAAATCTTTTTTCGCGTTTCCTTTACTTGTTGCAGTTTTTTTTATTGCTTGAACTGAAAGATAGTTGCTTTCTATATTCCAAGTATGGCAAGCCATTAGAAGAATCATACGATAAGCACCATAAGCGTGAGCTGCTTTAGTCCCTAAATGTCTTGCAACATATTCGTAATAAACAACAATTTCGCTTTTATCAAAGTGAGTACATGCTTCTTCAAACATTGCGTCAATATGGTTCCAGAACTTTTTGTAACGCATAGCTTCGTCTTTTGATGTTCCAAAATATGACTCGTGAGTGTACATTGTATTTTTGTCTAGTACGGAAATACCTGTTCTAGCCCCAAGGTCTATGCCAAAGAAAAGTTTATACATTTGGATATCCTTAATAAAGTTAACTTTAAATAAAAGTTATTGACAAACGTTAAGATGCTTATCAGAATCCCTTTAGGGATTCTGATAAGCATAACACTATCCTTTTAGTCAGCCCCAAATGATTTTATTTTTTCTTCCTGACCTTATTTTACTAACTAAATTTTCTTGATGCCATTTCTGCATTAGAAATGCAGAAGCCACACGAGATCTTTCTAGGTTTGGAAGTTTATTATTATTTACCAATAGACTTGCAACGTCGTCTTTGTCGTACTCAACATTTTCTTTTAGTAAATCTGACGGTTTTAAGTTTTGCACTGTTTCGATGTCTGATACATCAGGGTCTGTGACCGGCCTGAAATAAAGTATTTCGTCTGCACCATAATGCTCTGGTCTTATTTCAAAGAACGTAGTAGGCATAGTGCTTGATACATTTGAAACAGTTCTCATTCGCCTAATGTGCTTTTTGTCTTCTCCTTCCATTTGCTCTAACAAAACGTTGCTTGATGCACTTCCAGAGATTGCGCCAGCACCTCGGACGCTGCTCCATACTTCAACTTCAGACTTGCCTTGAGTTGGTTTTGCTGTGTGATGAATTAATAGTACGGCAACATTGCATTTAGAAGCAATTTTTTGAATGTTATTCATAACTTTTGACATACCTGCGTTATCGTTTTCTGTTGTATTGTCTGGTAGGGATGCTGACAGAGTGTCTATGATGAGAAGGCTTGCGCCTTCTGGCATGGCTTCTTCGATGAGCCTATGTGATCCTTCTGAGTCCATTGAGTAAATACCGCGAGGTAGCAAAACTCCTGGTGCGTCACCAATTAAATAAATGTTATCCCAATAGGAATCTTTTCTAACAAGATCTGAACGCATTTGATCTAGCTTTTTAAGTCGCCTAGCAAGCTCGGAGGCTGGGAAATCAGGTGACAGGTAGACCACCTTGGTACCCGGACATTCAAGCACTGCACCCGGCCACGGAGCAGGCACTCTGGCTTCGTCTACCGACGCAACAGCGCTTGCAATGTTAAGTGCAAACCAGCTCTTACCGGAATAGGGAGGAGCGCTAAGCACTGTTACATGGCCTCTGTGGAGCAATCCTGCTACTACCGCAACGGGTGGTGGACTTGATGCTAATTCCATAGCCCTTTCGCCATTATAAATATATGGTTTCATCTTGATGGATATAATTTCTGACATTGAAAACCTTTTCAGTTGATACTGTGAGTCGGACAGGTACAATGAAAATTCATCGAAAGCAATGCTGCATTCGATTTTACAGGTGATAAACTTTGCTAAATGTTAATCGTGTAACTCTCCTTGGTAATGTAATTGAGGATCCTACTGTTCGTAACACTAAAAGTGGTACAAAGGTTGCAAACTTCCGAATCGCTACTTCTAAGAAGTGGAAGAATAAGGAAGGTGAAGCGCAGTCGAGTCGTCAGTTTCACCGTTGTACAGTGTTTGGCGGCGTTGCCGACTTTGTCGGCACACTCGCCAAAGGTGATGCAGTTTACGTAGAAGGTGAGTTGACATACGGCTCATACGAAAAAGAAGGACAGAAGGTCTATACAACCGATATTAATATTGGTTTTGATGGAAAGGTAATTGCACTTGACTATGGAGATGAAGATGGAAACGAAAATGGAAGCGGAAACAATAACAATGAAGAAGCCCCTTTCTGATATAAACTTAGCGCTCTTCAACATTAGGAGAGATATTTCTGCTGTTAACAAATCCCGCAAAGGGTACAACTATAAGTATGCTGATTTAAAGGATTGCCATAATGCACTCGATCCGCTTCTCGAAAGAGAAGGTGTTGTCTGGATTACAGAACCCCACTGTACAGACGATGGGAGGGCTGGCGTTGCTTACTCTGCCATTCATATTGAATCCGGCACTTCGCGCGACGGCACTCTCATGCTCCCGATGGTTGATGGCGACCCCCAAAAGGCAGGAAGCGCTATTACTTATAGCAGACGCTACGCTTTGGCAATATTCGGACTTCTTACAGAAGAAGACGATGATGGACGAGCGTCAACAAAGAAAAAGCTACCCGCAAAAGAAAAGAAGACGGTTTCATCAAAGTACATAACGATGGATGAGTCTATGGCTTTTCTGACAAAATGTAGATTGATGGCCGATAATAAGTTTAAGGGTAAAAAAGATAAAGCCGATGCCGAATACATGCGTATTGGTAAGGCTCTAGTTTCCCATCTGGGGATTGAGAAACTTGGCGGTATGGAACCTTCGATGGTCGATAAGGCAAATAAGTTTTTGCTTTCGATTGATGAAGTATTCTAGGTTTAGACAATAAGCACTAGGGGGGCCACTAGGCTCCCCCGGTGCTTATTTATTATAAGTCTTCGTAAATGTGAATTTCAGAATCTCCAAAGTTATCAGTTTCATCAAAGTCAGTATTGACTCTGATAGCACTTGTTCCTGTAGTTACAGCTATGAATGGATACCAAATACTGTATTTTTCAATCGTTTCTGCACTATAAGTTTTAATTAGCTTAAAGTTTATTCCATTCAGACTGCCGTAAATACTTAGGTTAGTAGGCGAACCAGATCCACCATTATCTCTAAAATAATGAACCATAATAGAGTCATTTACAAATCCTTCAGAAATAAAAATGTCTCCTGCTTCAATTTGTAGGCTTTTATTTGGCATAATCTACCTTTCGTTTAAATCTTCCGTCAGGAAGTCTTTCTAGTTTAGCTCTTGGCTTTTCAATCTTTACTTTTTTAACTTTCTTATTATTCTTCTTGTTTCTGCCAAAGCTAAGAGTTTTATTAAATTGCTTAGGTTCAGCAACCATCAACTCCATAATTGCATTTAAGCGAAACTTAACTTCTGAGTACGGAATCTTTTCTTCGATAAAATATTGATCAAGTAAGATAATTGCTTGGCTAAAACCTTTGAAGTAATGATGGCGTTGATCAGGGGTAGTAGCCATGTGTTCACCGGCTTGAATGCCTTTAATATAGATTTCATTAAATGTATCAGGGTCCAGAACATTGCTATTGCCTTTCATGTGATTCCTTTAAAATTTTTGGTTCTTTTCGTACTTTGCTTCAATTTCTCCGTTATGGAATTCTTTTTCTTTTTGCAATTCCTCAATAGAGTTTTCGTCAAAGTCATCCTTTTCCTGGTCTTCTTCGTATATGTAATCCTCTTCGTCTAGGGGTGGCTCAAGTGATAGATTCGATCCAATTGAAGGCATGTTAATCCTTATTAGGTAGTTTATGAATAGAGATATGAGATGTATTATTTCTTGATGCGTATTCTTTTACAGTAGACAACATGTCATTTAAATATTGACAATCTGTTTCCACTCTAAGCCCATCTACTTCGCCGCAAACTACTCTCCACATTTGATTCCCTTTCTAAATTAATTCGATTCCCTTAGAATCAAATTCTTCTATAAGCAATTCTAATGTTTGCCTACTTGGACTGTTAAATCCGCATTCAATATTTCTTATTGTTACATGCGATAGGCCGCAAGCATCAGCAAGGTCTTGTCTTGACATATTTGATTGCTTTCTTGCGTCCATGATTCTCTGCCCGTTAATAGACAATTCACCACTTCCTAAACAGAAAGGGCAAGTCTTATTCATCTGGGTTATCTATACTTATAAATACTGGCTCATCTTTATAATTTAAATACTTAATGATAGTCCTCAGTGCATCAGAGATACTCCTTGCGCTATTGAGCCGAAAGGGCTGCGAAGCAGTAAGCTTCGCGGGTCCGCTTGACCATCCCCTTATGAAGCCACGTTCCTTTACGCCTTCGTGTATTGTTATTCGTATTTCATTGTAACTCATACAAACACTTTCCTTTCATGGTCGGCCCACCGGGACTTGAACCCGGAACCGCACGCTTATAAGACGTGTGCTCTAACCAGTTGAGCTATGGGCCATTTATCACTTGGCTTATGTGGTGCACCCGGCAGGACTCGAACCTACGACCTGCCGCTTAGAAGGCGGCTGCTCTATCCTGCTGAGCTACGGGTGCATTATTCTAATCGGTAGCTTTTTGCTCGTTATTTATTTCATATTGCACTCTTGATAGTTCTTCTATTTTTCTTGATGCAGCATTTTCAAACCTTTCTTGAGTTGATATTTCTTCATCGAGTATCATGGATGCAAATGCTTTGAGACTATCTGATTCTCCGTGTTTTCGCACAGCGTGCATGTAGAAAAGATGTATTAAAACAGCAGTTGATCTTAGTTCTTTTGAGGTAAAATCTTTACTCATTTTTCTTCATCCTCTGCAATGCAATCTCCGCATTTCCATTCGTTTTTGGAATTGTATTCTCCGTCACAGTTCCAATCGAGATCAATGTAGTGATCTCCTGCATGGCAATATTCCATAGCCATATTGCGTAAACTCCTAATGGTAGGGATGGTGGGACTCGAACCCACACCTGTAGAGATTTTAAGTCTCTTGCCTCTGCCGTTGGGCTACATCCCCATTACCACCAGCACCTATAAATAATATTCCAATTCATATCTGAATATTGTTTTGCATTGTCTATATACAATAGATCTTGCTCTTTCTCTTCGTCATCATCATATGATTCCCCAAAGAAAAAGCCTCTAGTCTCAGGAAGGTTGTTATTTTCTATATCTTGTTCTAAGTCAACTAAGTCATCGCGAGTAAGATACATATCTATGCAGTTAAAATCTCCAGGTTTTTTAACTAAATCTTTTTTAACAGCAAGCTTTTCCATCCATCCTTGGAGGTTTGCATGTTTTCGCCAAAGGCCAATTTGTTCAACTTCTTCGCCTTTTTTTGCAATTAAGTATTGATCTAAACCCATTAGTTACTCCTAATGTAATTATTAAATAAAAAATGCGGGGGCGAAAGAGATTCAGAGTGACCAGAATGCCCATGTATCTCAAGCATCTCTATCTATTAATGAACTGCCCCCGCTCAGTTCATGAAGGGTTACATGGGTAAATTGTCTTCTTCATTGTCTGGACGCAATGCTTCGATTTTGTCTTTGTCTTCACCAAGGAAGTCAAAGACATCAACTTCAAAATCCTTGAATGCCTTATTTAATTCGTACATAAACTTAGCAACATGATCCAAGAGAATACTTTCTCTACTTACCTCTCTCATAAGTTCAATCTGTTTATCAGATACTTTAGACATCAATTACCTCATAGCTTTCCCTAATGAAATTATACAATTTGTTTATATCTTTCATTATTTTTTTATAGTTGTCATCGGATATTTGATTCTTCAAATGGCCGATGACTGTGTAGTTATGTAAATCAGCCAATTCTTCAAGCGAATCTTTATAGGCATTTCCTATAAACTTACTAGGGTCTGGAGGCCAATCATTTTCGGATTCTCCTCGATGTTCTATAGCGCCTGCTTTCCATTTGTTAAGAGCTTTGTTTCTTAAAGGCTCTTCCTTTGGAATTGCAGCGAGTATTGCGACTCCCCGATACTTCCATACAAGTTCAGGGAATCTGTCTTGGAGATGATATGATGTTTGTTGAGATGATTTCTCATTACCCATTACACCTAAGCATATGAATTTCATCGGTGATGGTGATGACAAAATGAATCGGACAACTCGTTCTTCCCAGGGAATCTGTCTTGGAATAAATGGAACAATTCGTTCTTCCCCTTGCTTTGATGCTGGTGTCATTTCTGAGATTCTGGGTTTCGGTTCATCCATTTTTAATATCTTTCAGAGAAAGTTACCCTAACAAATGACTTGTAGGGATCGAAGTCCGCATTAGAACGGCTTTCTTTTCCATCAGAATCAATGTGTATCCAATCAATAGAATGGCGAATTCCACTCTTTTGAGAATTGCTAATGCAAGTAGCAAAATTATCGCTAAGTTCTTCAACATTATCATTTACCATGTTCATGATTTCAGTTGTCTTGTAGCTTACTGTAGGCATTTTATTCCTTTATAAAAATTAAAAGGGGCCACGGCTTCTGACATATTTATGTACGTCTCCACCGTGACCCATTAACACTGGATTCAGGCCAGCACCTTAGCTCTTTCCGCAAGCTTCTTGTACGCAAGGTTTTTCTTCTGGGCTCCATCACCCATCCACGCATTAGTTACTGCTTTTGCTGCCCTCTTTCCTTTCTCCACTTTGTCCTTTACATGGTTAAGGTCGAAATGATCGAAGTATTCAGTAAAGGCTTGCAGAGCGTCGTATGAGCTGTTTCCTTCATTCCCATATCCATTATGAAATAGTCCGGTTGCAGTATATACTTTGTTCTTCATGATTACTTGACTTCGCTTTGGTGCATCTTCGTAAAAGCTCGCAATGATCTTCTTCATTTCTTTCTTCGTTCCATCTAGCCCAAGAAATACTTCAATTGCAAAGTCGATAAACTCATCTTGTGTCATTGATTGCTGAGCAAATTCCTGGAGAACTCTTCGACGTTCGTCTGATTCACCACGGATAATTTGAATTGCGTTAGATGCAAGTTCTAGCTTTTCGAGTACGTCTCCCTTGTGTGGAATGCGAAACATAAGGTTCTGCTTACTTGCAGTGCTTTCCGCATAGCCAACTGTATTCGCGCACTCTGCGCGAACATCAGTGGGCATCATGTTAATGGATGACTTTCCGTCATGTCCAATTGAAGTAAGAAGGAATGCGTGATGTGTATTAGTCGCACCTGACTTGCGGGTGATCGTCCACGTATCCGGTGTTTGGGCAAGGATGAAGACCCGTTTCCCTTCTTCGAGAGAACCTGCCGTGTGGTAGAGCAAGTCACCACTGTCAACTAGGCCGTCGAGGAAAGTAAAAGCTTCTCGATTTTGGAATAGTTGATACTGATCTGTACAACGTCCGAGTACGGTGTTATCGCTTGTTCGGACCAAGAACTTCTGATCTGGTACTTCGATATAGTTACTTTCGTTTGTGAAAAAGTAAGAGGCAGTTTTTGATACGTCCCAGTCTAGTCCAGCGGCTGCAATTGCTTCTGCTGATGTAACTGGTCCTTCTCCTAGATCAACTCCCACTGCTGCTTCTTGGTGTTGATTACCATACCACCATGGCTTCTTGCCTGTGAACATCATCTTTTCTACATTATGAGACATTTGGGACTCCTAGTTATAAAGTATGTTTTTCTTTTTATTGTTATTCATAATTACGATTGTTTTACTTGTTATATTATCAATGTCTTTTAGGTTTCCGTTTGATTCAACTACATATAAGACAATTGACATTCCAAGAAAAAAAGATGATAGGCTATCTAGTTCTAATACATTTAAAATAGATTCTCTTTCTTTTTCCTTGTTTGCATTATTGAGTATTTCTTCTCCTGCTTTTAGAATTTTCTCTATCTTGTCGTACACATATTTCCCTTTCTATTTAAAAAAATTATTTGGGACTTTATTTTTTAGGTGAAAAGCACCACCCCCGAGGTACGAGGGTGGTGCGAAGCACCTTTATTTTTTACCGTATCAATCGCAGGCCTTTCACCTGCTCGGACGTTTAACTGGCTTGGCGTTTACGCCTAACTTCCAAGCCGCACCACTGGTTAACGTACAGTGGTATTACGCCGACTCAAGCATTTTTTTGTTTTTAGTTTATTTGTCGCATCATTTTGTGTCTGAGTCTTAATGCTTGGTTGTTTGATATTCCGAGTTCTCGTCTAGCTTCTTTTGATCCGTTGTGTGTGATTATGCTTGCTGCTTGCATGTAGTCTCTTGCGGTGCAGAAGTCTTCTGGGTTTTTCTTTTTGTTTTTTGTTTTTTGTTTTTCGTTTAGGCTTGCGTCTATTGTGTGTAGTGTGTCTCTTGCTTTTTGGTTTATTACGTCGCTTGATCCGAACATTTTATTGGCAACAACTGTTATTACTAATACTATGACTAGGTTACCTATGAGTGTTGCCATTATTTTGTTGGTTTCCTTGAGTTCTTGGTTTTGTATGAGCAGCCATTCGAGATATTTGTAATATCTTGAATGGCTTCGCTTGTTTTGATTCCTATTACTGTTGCGAATGATACTGGCATCATTGCTATTGATTTTATTTTTGATTCTGATGATTGTTGAGCGATTACGTTTGCTACTTGCTTGAGTGTTTTAATCATTGTGTATCTTTTTTGCCAATTCTATGTTCAATGCGAGATCTTCAACAGCACGACAAGCATCCCACGCCTTATCCCGCTCTTCCTCTATGCCGTTATCTCTAGCGTCACTCTCAGAGATTATGTTTTCCGCTGCTAGTTGCACCACTATCTGAATAGCTTCTTTAAGTTTCACGATCAGTCCTCCTCTTCAATCTGGAAGTTAAGATGGCCGCAGCCAGTCAGCTTCAGCTTTAATCTCTTCATTCATTATGAGTTTATTTGTTCTTCGTTCTATTTTTTTGTGTATTTGCATGTGTTTTGGGTGTGGTTTACAGCATGGGCATTCCCATCTCATTCTGTTTTTTCCGCTTTTGTAGTATCTTTTACCGAACCCTGTGAATTTAATCATTTTTCCTCTTTATTAGTATTACTAAGAATACTATTGGTATTGCTGCATATATTAGAGGTACGATTATTAGGAATAATTCTGTTGTCATTATTTGGGACCTTTCCCCTGGGTACGAGAGCGAGCGAAGCGAGCGCTTGCCGCTTTTTGCAGGTTCCAAGGACGCAGTCTTTGGTCGCAGTCCTAGACAGGAACTGTCTGAAATCGAGCCGGAGGCGAGCTAGAGCGCTTGCGCGTTCATTCCTTCCTTCTTTTCGAGACGCGCACCGAGCGCAGCGAGGTCGAAGCGGCGACCGCATCTTTAGATGCGACCTTAAAACGCGCGAAGCGCGAAAATTTTTTGGGTTTCGGGCAAGCGAAAGCCCCACCCGAGCGTCTGGGCGGGGCTTTCTTGAGGTCAATTGACTAAAACGGGATTTCCTCTGCGATGGTGTCCGTTGCTTTGGCTGCCGTCTTGGCTGCTACCTTCTGATTCTTGCTTTTCGTCTTCTTGGGTGCTGCGCAGACTTCCGTGATGGTGTTTAGCATGCCTCGCTCGTCGGCTCGCGTGTCCCGCTCGAATGAGTTTTTAGCTAGTCGCTGGTCGATTTCGAGTAGGACGGTGGGTCGGGCTAGCTTGTAATCTCCGATGGCGGCGCGGTATTCTTCTCCTTCGTCGTCAATTTCGAAGATGTTCGGGCCGTCTTCGGCGTTCTTGGCGGGTTCTGCTTTCGTGGCGTACCCGATGTCGTTAAACAGGTTCCAGAGTGCGGGATTGTCTCCGTTCGGGTTGTCGAGCGCTGCCCAGCTGAGCGGGAACCATTCGGTGCGGTCGATCTTTTCGCCCTCGAGCCTGAAGCGGATGAGCATTTTTTCTTCGTCTTCTCCGGTCTTCTTGCTGGGTGTGTTTCGCACTGCAAGCTGAGTAATAAAAGCGCGGTAGGTTCCTGCCTCGACTGATTCGGCGACTACGCTATTTCGGTGCTGGGGTCGGTTCGTTGCGGTAAAGTTTCGGCGTGCCATTTCAGATGTTCTCCTGTGTGTCGTTGGTGTAGGTGTCTTGCTGCGTGGTGTAGTGCTGCGTTTTGCGGGCTGTTCGCGAACGTCGCCAACTGACCCGCGTGTACGTGCTGTAATGGTCTTCGTATTCGATGAACGGGCGTTCTTCGTCTTCGCTGGTGGAGTCGTCGAATCCGTAAGGCGCTGGGCGTTCTCCGTGGCTATAGGGTTGGTGCAGGTGGCAACGCAGGCTCAACGCAGACTCGCTTCGCTCTGTGCAGCCAACGGTGATGCACTGTCCGTTTTCGAAGTTTCGCGCCGCGTAGTAGTCGCTGAGGTGTTCAGCTATTAGGAAGGCGTCGTCTTCGGTGCTTCCGTCGCATAGTGCGCTGAGTCGTTCGGCGCGTTCTAGCAGCCAGTCCGGGAATTCTTGCGGCTGGTCTTCGCGGTGGTGGCCTTCGGTAAGTTCTGCCGGTGCGGGCCAGTTACTATTGAAGCGTGGCCGGTGTGACTCGCGAGGTTCGCGAGGGGCTGAGAGCCAGAACTGGCTAAGTGTCTGCTTCATCAAAGTGTCTCCAAGTGTGAAAAAGTGGGCTGCGGCGTTTCTTTTTACGTTAGCGCAATTCATGGCACCTTGGGCAAGTATTCAGCATTTCATTGCCGGGTGTAAATCCCCACTTACCCTTTCCATGCCTTCCTCATAGCGAAGCGCTCCTCGCCGAAGGCATAAGGGCGACCTCGACATACTTCTATGAAGAATAACTTCGTTCGCCCGAGCGCGAGCTTGCTCGCTGACGGACTACTTTTTTCTTTTACATCATACTTACATTTACATTTCCCCCTTAAGGGGCGGAGCCGAAGGCGCTCTCCGCCCCGCGAGGGGTACTTACTTTCTTCTTGAGTATGGTTGCGTTGTGCGTTCCGCCGGATGATTTTAAAGAAACCCGCAGGGTCTCTTTAATCCCAGCGAAGCGCACGCAATGATTACCCCAACTGATACAGCATACAGATCTCTAGATATGAACAGCGCGTGACATGCAAGTGTGAATGAGAACAGGCACTTACGTGGCACTGATAGCTAACACAGCGAGTGTGAGGGTGAGGTTACTCTAAGTGATGGCTAAGAGAGGGTACGATTGTAGTCAAAATAATAGACCTACCCTACCGTGCGTCTAAGAGACTGTGCGTCACGTCAACGCACTGATTGATCACAGTCCCGTGTCCCTTTTAGCTTGGGGTGTCTTCTTTGGGTCGGGGTACCCCCCACTTTGGTTTATTTATTATGGTTATAATATCCGATCCTCAGTCTGGGACGAAAATCATCTATGGTACTGCAATTGATCCCTCACTTTATTTGGCAACAATCTTAGAGTCTTCTCTAACTTGATGAGTCTATCCTGCTCTTTGATTAATCTTGTACGTTCTCTTCTTCTGTTAGCTGTTTTTCTAGAGTTAAATATGTGTCTTAACCCACGCAGGGTGACTGGCATGATTTTAGGTATTCGAGAGTGACCGTTTTCCCATCTCCATACTGTCATTTTGGATACACCCAGTTCTTTAGACAGCAGGCGTTGCGTAAGGGAATGCTTGCTACGAAATAGCCTTAAATCTTCAGGGGTGATGGGATCAAACTTTGAAGACATTTTAGTTGACAACACCTTTTAAAAGCTCTTATAATATTAATTACGGGTTCGCTTCCGTAAATGCGACATGATACCTGATCCCCTGTTGGGGATAAGGTATATCACTGTTTAGTTCTCTTTCAACGTTTAAGTACTCTTGTGCCTGGAGAATAAAAGTGTCGGATAAGTTCAACACAGTTGCACCTGAGTCAGTTAACAATAACACTACTCAAAGACCTTCTACTGCACTTACACCCAAAGGCGGGGTAAACAAAGGCTCCGAATGGAAAAACCGGCAGAGTCGCGAAGCCAAAAAACCAAAAAACAGGGATGGGCTTCCCGGCCATAACGCAGCAATGCGGAAGGTAAGAGCAAAGTTTCGTACAGGAAAAACCTTAAATCCCGAAGAAAAAGCACTACTTGCTAAGATGAAAAGCATGATAAATGATTGATGAGATCCTTGAAGAATATGAAAACCTCACGGATCAAGAGAAGCTCGGGATTCCGCTGGACAACATGCGGCATGAGATCTTCTCCGTCCATGTGGCAACTGGAAGAAGCCTTCCAGATTCTTATCGTGCAGCGTTTGGCTTACCAGAAGGAGGCCAAGTAGGAAGTAGACCTTCTGCTCTTGTTAAACGACAAGACATTCGTGTCCGTATCGGTCACATCGCTGTTCAAAGAGCAGAGATGGTCATCAACAGGTCGCTGCTGACCGAGAAAAACATACTTGATGAATACGCATGGGGAGTTCGTAACGCCAGAGAGCTAAACCGTTACAAAGATCACAAGGGATACCTTGATAGCCTTGCGCGCATTTTTGGTTTATTCTCAGAGTCTGAAAGTAAGAATGAAATGGCAAACAGATCCATCGAAGAACTTCGCCTAGAAGTCAAGATGCTGGAGGATGAGTTTGGACCAAGCGGAGGAATACAAGAATCTCCAGCGCAAGGCGCAGATTCTGCGCGAGATATCACGCCGGAAGCTGGAGAACTACAAGCCCTATCTGAAGCAGATGGAGTTCCACAAGGTAGGAAGCACTAAACGAGAACGGTGCTTTATGGCTGGAAATCAGCTCGGGAAAACCCTTTCAGGCGGCATGGAAATGGCTATGCACTTGACGGGAAACTACCCGGATTGGTGGGAAGGCCACAGATTTACACACCCAATTAGAGCATGGGCTTCAGGGAATAGCTCCGAAACTACCCGAGACAATCCCCAACGAGTCCTGCTCGGTGATTCACCAGAGCAATGGGGAACGGGTTCCCTCCCAGCCTCTTCAGTTCTCGAAGTAAAGCGTGCTAAAGGAGTTAGTGACTCAGCGGACATTGTTACTGTCCGGCACTCCAGCGGAGGCGTTTCTACTCTTAAATTTAAAACATATGATCAAGGTCGAGAAAAGTGGCAGGGCGTTCCAGTACACGTCGTGTGGTTTGATGAAGAGCCGCCTGCCGACGTTTATTCAGAAGGCGTGACTCGTACCAATGCAACTCAGGGCATTACCTACATCACGGCTACGCCGCTCATGGGCATGACTCAAGTTATTCGTCTCTTCTACCCCGAAGTCTCGGACGAGGCCAAGGGCCTCGTCAAGATGACTATTTACGATGCGGGCCATTTTAGCCCCAGTCAAATCGAAGAAATCATTGCTAAAACTCCCCTGCATGAAGTCGAAGCTAGAACTCAAGGAAAACCAATGCTGGGCGAGGGTCTTATCTTTCCTGTCCCAGAAAGTGAGTTGGTCGTTGATCCGTTCGAGATTCCGTCTCACTGGTCTAAAATTATTGGAGTTGATTTTGGATGGGATCATCCTACTGCTGCTTGCCTTTGTGCTTGGGATCGCGATGACGACGCTTTCTATATTACTGCCGCTTACAAACAGCGCAGAGAAGTTATCGCAATACATGCAGCAGCATTAAAAGCGTGGGGCAACTATCCAGTTGCTTGGCCTCACGATGGATACAAGCATGATCAATCTTCAGGTGAACAAATTGCAACAATGTACAGAAATCATGGACTTAAAATGTTGCCAGATCACGCCACAAATATATCTGGTGGCTTTGGCGTAGAAGCTCCAGTGCAAGAAATGCTTGAAGCAATGCTAACTGGTAAATTTAAGATTTTCTCACATTGCAAACCTCTTTTAGACGAAATCGGTCAGTATCACAGGAAATCTGGTAAGATTGTAAAATTGTACGATGATGTTATATCATCAGCTAGGTACGCTTGGATGATGAAGCGTTACGCTAAAACTGAAACAAAGAGATTAATGGTTGAGTCTACGGGGCTCGATTACAACCCTCTAATGAATTGAGGTGGCTATGCTACTCGGTGGCAGCAAGCCTACACCAAAGAACGATAAACCTTGGTGGATGGTGGAAGAAGAAGTAGAGCAAGACAAACGCATTAAAAGTGCTTTATCTGCAATGCAGACAACTATGGCTTCTAAAGCGCCAACCAATATGATGCTTCACGGTCCATCACAACCCAAATCAAAAAAGACGGGCTACTAAATGGTAAAGACTGCCAAAGAATGTAGAGATGTTTTTTCAGAAATGAAAAACAAAAGAGTTCCTTGGGAGTCTCGATACCAAGCTATTTCAGATTACCAATTGGCTAGATCTGATTTTCAGCAACAATCACGAAGTAAATCCCCTGAAGACAGCAAGATTTATGACGGAACAGCAATGGACTCATGGTTCATGCTTACAAATGCCATTCAGGCAATTCTTATTAATACTGAAACAAACTGGGTCTACCTTGATTCATTGGAAGAGTCTGAAACAACCGATGAAGAAGTTCTTTGGTTTGAAAATGCAAGGATTAATCTTCAAAATATCTTTAGGAGTGATGCTTGTCGTTTCCCAACCCAAATTAACGAAACGCTTGGCGATCTAACTGGTTATGGTTATGGAGCTATCCATTCTGGTTATGATCCATTTAAACATTCATTGTTTTTTTCTTCTAGACCCATTACCGAAATTTTCATTGATCAAGACACAAAAGGAACTGTTGATAAGGTATTTAGGAGATATACGTTAAAAAACGAACAAGCTGAAAGAATTTTTGGAAGCAAAACGCCAGATTTAATATTAAAAGCAAATAAAGCAGGCAAGGGATTGGAGGAGATGAGTTGGTTACACACATTTAGTCCTCACCCCGATAAATACAATTCAGTTATTTCCTATCAACTCTTAGAATCAGAAGGTGATATTGTTACAACTGAGGAGTACGACGAGCTTCCTATCCACGTTGTTCGTTGGAGAACCGATGCAGGGCAAGTCTATGGACGTGGCCCCGGGGTAATTGCGGATCCCTTTTCG